ATTGGGGTGTTAAAAAAGGGGAGGTTTACAAATTCAATGCCCAAAGTAATGTTATAGAGTTCGTAAATGGCAGCACCATACTTTTAAAGGATCTTTATCAGTACCCTGCTGATCCGAATTTTGATTCACTTGGTTCATTGGAGATTTCTGGAGCTTTTATAGATGAGGTGAACCAATGTACTGAAAAGGCAAAGAATGTTGTTGCCTCAAGGATTCGTTATAAACTATCGGAATACAAATTACGGCCAAAAGTGCTTATGTCGTGCAATCCAGCGAAAAATTGGGTGTATGACTTTTATAAACAAGATAGAGATGGTACTTTAGCTACTCACAAGAAGTTTGTTAAAGCAAAATTAGCAGATAACCCACATATATCAGAATTTTACGAAGAACAGTTGAGGAAACTTGATCCTGTTTCCAGAGAAAGACTGCTTCATGGTAACTGGGAGTATGATTCAGGTGAAGATAGGCTTTTTGACTACGAATCTGTACTTAACGTGTTTACCAACTCATCTGTAGGTGCAGAGGACGGTGAAAAGTACCTTTCTTGTGATATTGCACTGCTTGGTAGTGATAAATTAGTGATTTGTGTCTGGAATGGCATGGTGGTAGAGGAGATAGTCACTAAAGACAAGACATCTGCCGATAACGTGGAGAAACTGATCAGAAACCTAGCTAATCTGCACAAAGTACCACAGAAAAACATCATAATTGATAGTGATGGAGTAGGTCAATACCTCTCTCATTACATGAAAGGAGTCCAACCTTTCGTAAATAATGCCAAAGCACTAAATAAAGAGAGTTATCAAAACCTAAAGACTCAATGCTATTATAAGCTTGCAGAGCAGATAAATGTAGGTAATGTCTGGATAAAATGCAATGATACCGACCTTAGAAACAAGATTATTGAAGAATTAGAGGTTGTTAGGAGGAAAAACATGGATATGGATGGAAAGCTAGCTATTTTATCTAAAAAAGAGATGAAAGCAGTGTTAGGGCACTCTCCTGATTTTGCTGACGCACTAATGATGAGAATGAGATATATGTTTAAGGGTGGTAATAGAATAGTAGCTTGGAGGTAAAAACTATATTTTTGTTCCATAAACTTCCATAATATTTTCGTTATATTGTCATTATGAATGACTCGAAAGAAATATACTGCCTAAATAGTATGCACTCGGTTATAGTTTCTTCTTTTTTAAGTAAAATTGAAGAGATTGTTGAGGAATGTACAATGTATGAGGAAGATATATATGAGTTTAAGGATATTATAGAAAATTTAATAATATATCATAATAGTTTAGGGGTTTCTGCAATGGACGGAGAAACTACCTATGAGGACTGGTATTTATCGCTTCCTAATAATGTTTATTGGGCTTTAACTGGATATTTTGCCTCATTAACCCCAAGTAAAAATAAAGATAAAGATATTGAGTTTTTTAGAAAAAAAATGTTATCTTTGATTCATAAAACAATCAAATCACTTAATTCAAGTTTAATTATACAACCTTGGACTGAGAACGAAAATAAAATACATTTAAACTAATGGCTGAATTTCAATTAAACGGAGAAACCGTAGAGCTACCAGATAACTGGTCTCAAATAACTTTCGACAGGTTTCTTGGCTTTGCTCAAATATGCAAGCAATTCAAAGAGAGAGAAGAAGTAAAAAATGAATCTGATGACGTTCAATTAGAGAACGCTTTACAGGATTTAGAAGATAACACTAAGATATTAGCGTACTGGTGTAATATGAGTAACGAAGAGATCTCAATGATAGACTTAGAAGATGCTAATAATATAATGAAGCACCTTTCTTATCTAAATGAAGAATATAATCCTATTAATATAGGATCTTTCACTATTGAAGATCAAAAATTCTTTTTACCTGAAGATTTAATGGCAAAATCATCTTTCGGTAGATATGTTGAGGCTGAACAGTTAGAATTACAAACTAAGCTTCTTAAAAACGGAAGATTAGAAATAATGCCTAGACAGGTAGCTATACTATGCAAGAAAGAAGGAGAAACAGAAAAACTAAATGACACTGTAATAGATCAAAGGGCAATTCTGTTTAGAAAACTTGATATGGCTACAATTTGGGATATTGGTTTTTTTTTGACCAAGTTAGAACAAAAATTGACACTGACTTTCCTAATCTCTCAGGCAGATCAGATGAAGGCTCAGCAAAAGCAAGAATTGCAGCTAAAGGCACAATAGATGGGTATGGTTGGTTAAATACCATATATGATACAGCAAAATCAGGTATTTTTACAATGCCTACTGAAACGCCAATAAACAGCGTTTTATTAACCAAGTTGTATGAGATAATTACATACTTATCTTGGAAGGCTGCTTGTGGTAGTTATGAGGAAAGGGTAAGTGAATTAAACGAAAAAGGACTGAAATAATGGCAACAACATTAACACAATTAGTTACCAACATGGGAACTTGTGCAGCTAGTGCAGGATTCAATACATTTAAGTTTGGTAAGTTAGAACATATTAATTTTGATCATAGTATTCAATATGACTTACTGAATCTTCAGTACCCAAGTTCAAGGATATACGATCTTAGCAGCTCATTACAGGTTTATACTTGTCAAATAACAGCTGCAAGGACTTTCTCAACCTCTAATAATACTGGAGTTCAATATTTAGATAATGTTCACTTGATAATGACTTCTTTGGAAAAAAAGATATGGAGCTTTCTGTCCTGCATAGCTTCTTCTGATTGCAATAATGTAATTCCTAAGGATGCAATATCAATAAGTAGAGATAAAGGGACTTTTAACGATAATCTAGTAACTCTTGACTGTACATTTAATATAGAGGTATTTGTATCTAATGATTGCTTTCACGTGGATTGCAATAGCCCTTGGCCTCCTGTTATTGATCCCTCAGCACCTACTTATAATTGTGATGATGGTGATTGTGTTGATCCTGGAGATGGGCTTGGTGTATTTAATGGTACTTACGCTTTGCAGGACTGTAAAACTTCAGGTTGTTCAGTTGAGGAGAGTGATCATGGGCGTGGATTAACTGATGACCAATTAGTAGAGCAGGCATTTTTAGATTCATCCCCAAGAGGTAGAGATATATAGTGGCTAATATTACAAATATCGTATCTGTGATTAAAGGTGCTTCTAAAACAGCTGAAAAAATGTTTAAGGAGCAGTTAAGTAAAAGGAGGGAGGGTAGTGTGAAGAGAATGAATGATACAGGCTCTTTAAGAAATAGTCTTAAAGGAGAGGTTGTAGATCAAGGTGGTGGCCGAATGGTATTGACGGTAGTAGGGCTTAAATATGGAGCTATGCTAAATAAAGGTATTCTAGGAGGTCAAGTTCCTTATACGCAAGGAAGTGGAGATAAAGGAAAAAACGCATACATTACAGCTTTAGCTGCATGGTGTGGTAGGAAGTTTAAATTAAATAAAAGAAATGCACTTTTAATGGCTTTCCGTATAGCTAGAAAAAGAAAATATGAAGAACCTTCAGGTGCACCACAAAATAAAGGATGGATTGAGGAAATTAAAAAGGATGTTGATAAGGCATTATCTGCTGAATTTCAAAGGAAAATAATGATTGCAGTTAATAAAGATGTTTATGCTGCTTTAGATAAAAAAATAAATTATTAAAAAATGGGAGACTTTAGTATAAGGCGTGACATAAATAGATACTGGAAAAGTGTTTATAGACCAATATTATGTTCAGTTAGATCTACAGATGCAGATGTTGCTTTTTGTAGAGGTGAATTAATGATTGAGCAGACGTGGGGATCAGGAACTTACAGTCCTACAGGTGTTCTTATAGACGGACATGCTGCACTGAAATCTACAGGGGTATATGAATTTAATGTAATGGATCATTGTAGGCATTTCGTTTCTAGTGGTAAGTTTTTAGAAGAATCATCAGGTCAATTCCAACTACCAGGACAAACAGAATGTTATAGATTTAAAATAACAATGTGGCCTGTAAGATATAGTGGTATTTTACAAAACGCATTATATGACGACTTTTCTGATCAAATAGATTCTAATGTATTTATTGGAGTGGGAGCTACAACTCACGATACACAATCTTATAATCTTAGCGAGAACCTTCAGGATATAGATAGTCTGGTTATAGGGGATAATGGATGGATTTCACCAAGC